GAATGAGCCCATAGACCCACGCCCGCCTTGCTTTGATTGCTGAGACCGCAGGTACTTCTCGCGCTTTTCCAAAAGCTCGATTTGCTTTTTCAGGGGCTCGACATCATTGGAAGAAAGAACCCCTGCCAAGCCTGACAACTTGCTGTTCCGTTGCGCGGAAGCAAGCTCCTCTTTGGCTTTCCTGATCTTCACAACCGTATCGGTCAAATTCTCGTTCAGGCTTTTGAACGGGTCAACATTCAGGCCGATGTCAGCAGTAGCAGACCAGAATCCGCCATAGGCTTCTATGCCGTCATTCAGCTCTGATGTGAGCTTTTGAATGGCAGGCAAGACAGCGGACACAATCGTCCGGCCCAAGTTTGCAAGGTCTGTCTCTAGGGAGAAAATCTGTTTGTTGAAACGCTCCGCCGCCTCTGCCTGCTCACGCGTCACCGTGGCGTTCAGCTTGCCAGCCTCGGCCAAGTCTTTCAGGAATGGCGCAGCGTCCTTTACGGACTTGCCAAACAGCTCCTGCACCAAGCGGGCCTTGTTGCCGTCATCCGCAAACTGCGACAGAGCGACAGCCGTTTGACGCAGCGCCTCGGCTGGGTCGATTCGCTTCAGGGCTTCGGCGTCAAGGCCAATAGCCTTCAGGGCCATCGAAGCGCCGTTCTTGCCGTCCGCCTCTTTCAGCACGTTGTTGAACTTGATGAGGATGCTGCTCACGTCCTCAAAAGCCGCGCCCGTGCGGCGCCCAATGTCTTCAAGCGCGGACAGATTCTCGATGCTTGACCCCGTGGCGTCAGCAGCATCATTCAGCGCGTCCAGTTGGTCCACGACACTGCGGAAACCCTGCACGACACTGGCAAGGCCAATGCCTGCAATCGACGCAGCAATGACAGAACCAGCAGCACTAAACGCCGAATTGATCCGGCCAGCCGTGCGCTCCGACAGTTGCACGACCTTGCCCATGTCGCGCTCAAGGCTCGCCATCTTGGCGACGATATCAATCGTGAGCGTTGAGATTGCCATGTCAGGACGCCTTCAGGTGGTCACGGATCGCCACCAAGTCGAGATAGAAAGATTCAACGTCATGGACCCCGAAAAGCTCACAAATGAAAGGCATCGCTGCCATGTCAATCTGTGCGCCCATCAGGTTCCACGCCCGCACGGCAATGATAGCGCCTTCTGAGGGTGGCTCGCCTTGAGTCGGCAGGCCCATTGACTCAAGCCACCCGATCAGTTTTTTGAGTCTTGCTCTCGTCGCTCTTGGTGCGCCTGATAGGACTTCATGACCGCATCAACCACACGCCCCATCAGCTCGGGCTCATCCTCAAGCCAAGCCGCACAGACTTGTGCGTCAAATGGCAAAGGATGAGGATCTCCGCCGACGATCATGTGACCCTCGGTAACGCCATCCCACCCATCGACAAACGCCAGCAGCTTGCGAGCGTCCACCTTCCCGCGCATTTCAAACCACTCAAGGTCGGTGGGTCTGCGCAAGATCAGCGCAAACCCACCGCACTCAAGCCGAGATTGACGGGACTTCTTGAGCTTGTCAATCAGGCTCATGATGCGTAGTAGGTTGGCGAGCCGAACACCGTGATGGTGGTGGGCGTGGTCACCAGACCCTGCGCTTGACCGCCAGGCAGCAACGATGCACCCACGTAGCCCGAGAAGTACATTTTCTGCCCGCCCGCTCCGAAGGTGAACGAGAACACGCGGATGGCCTGCGAGTCGTAAGCCGCTTTCATCGCCAACAGACCGGCATCGGACACGTCCCAAATGTTGTCCATCGTGTAGGTGGCAGGCGCAGCGACGCCTGGCACCTGTGTCCTGATGTTGTCGTGAATGGTGGTCGTGTCGACGAAGTCAAAGTCACCGCCAGCAGCATTGATGCTGGTGGCAGTAGTGATCGACGTGCCCAAGGTCACCACGGCACAAGTGCCGGACGAGAAGGTGTCGAAGTTGGTGGTGTCGATGCCTTCAAGCTGGAAAGTGTCGGTGGTCACGCCAGCGACCCGGACGACTCGGCCATTGAGTTGGCTCATGCCGTTCACAACGAGGTACAGGATGTTGCCGTTTGCGTACTCGTGGGAAGTCGATGTGACGACGCCGGGGTTAGCCTTGGTGATCAAGGTGATGGTTTTGGTTGCTGCGATTGCCGATTGCATCGCTACCGCGACGTTCGACCACTTACGTGCTTGTGCCATGATCGGCCCCTTTCAATGAATGCCCGTCAGACGGACAGAAGAACAACAGTGATTGACGAGGCCATGAGCCCCACCTCAGAATCATAGCCAGAATCGCGCCCCGTGACTTGGTGGCCGTCCACCCGAAGCGCAGTCTCGACGGCATCAGCAACAGCATCAGCCGTTGCGCGAGTGTTTGACCAGATCGAAACAGCAAAAGTCACAAAGTCCCCGTAGTGAATCGAGTTGATCGACTCAATGGGGTCAGTGCCGGATCGCGCAAAGACAATGGCCGGATAGGCGCACCCCTCTGGCAGAACATCAGGATAGATGCGCGAACTGACCAAAGCCGTCACACCAGCCACATTCAGCGAGTCATACAGATCAGATTCAGCGGACACGGTTTGCAAGCCTTTCGATTTGCTTTTGAGCAGACGCCATGAAAGTCCTGATGGCTTCCGGCCCTTTCGACTTCGCAGCGTTTGTCATGAACCGAAGCCCGGCCCCCGGCTTGAAAAACTTGGTGCCGAACTCAAGAAAGCGCCAGTAAAACGGATCGTTTGGATTCTTCGCCCCGGCCTTCCCGAGCTTGACTTGCCGCTTTCCGCTCAATGGCCTGACGCTCACATATACACCAGCATCACCGGCCTTACGCGCAAACTTCGACGCACGAACAACAATGCTTTTCTTGACCGTGCCGGGCTTGCGATACGGGGCGGGCTTTGACAGTACAGGGGCATTGGCACGTGCCTCGCCCTGAATGACTTTGCCAGCCTCACGCAGCGCCGATGTGATCGCCTTCTTGCGAATCTTGCCTGACACATCAGACATTGCGCGCTTCAGATCATCGACGCCTTCCAGCTTGATGTAAACACCATCAGCGGCCATTGCGCACCCCCGTGGAGCACATCAGCTCAAGCTCATTATCATTGTCGATGATCGAGACAATATCCATCAAAATGGTGCCGTGCTTGATGCGCATTTCTCGCGTGACTGCCAAGGGCTTCAGCAGGTTCACTCGATAGTCCACGCTGGACATGGTTTGTTCAGCGGCAAAGAACTCACGCCCACGAATCGGCGAGACAGCGGCCCAGCGAGTCGCAAACGTGCCCCACGTCACCGACTCTTCGCCTATGCTGTTTCGGGTCACAGACTTTGACTCGATGATGACTCGCTTGTCTCGCTTGCCTGCCGGGGTCATGTGTATTCCCTCAGCGGTTGTAGGATGTACTCAACCCCGAAAGGAATATCCGCAATGATCGTGCCTGAGATGGTCGACTCTCGGTTCTTAAACAGGTGCCCCACAGTCAGCAACACACCGGCCTTGAATTGACCGTTGATGACAATACCAGCCATCGTGCGCCGGTATGCCTCGCGTGCGCGGTCATAGGCCCGATCCGCCACGGCCTGCGCAGCATCTCGCTCCACCTCATCAGCCAAAGCCTGAGCCGTGGTCGTCGCTGCATTGTGCGCGGCAGTCGCAGACGTCATCAAAGCAAACGCGCCAGATTGCGCAGTTGTCAAGGCCGTCGAATCAGCATAGACGTTCCGGTCGATGAACTCCACAGCGGACGCCTCGGCGGCATCTGTGTAGATGGTCAGAACGGTGTCATGGTCGTTGCCATCAACACCGCAATGCGCCTTGACCTCAGCCAGCGTCAGCAGCATCTCGCGCCTTCCTGCCACGCTTGGCCGTCACTGGTTGTTCTTCCGCCTTGATCTCAGGCGCAATAGGTGGCGTGATGTAAACCGCACACTTGCAGTCCTCGACAAGATGCCGCGCCATCTCAGCGCCGCAGCGAAGCAACTGGCCAGGCTCAAAGCCGCCAATGCTTGACATCGCGCCGAAGGTGGTGAACTTGACTTGCATCATCTCTCCTTTACTCAACACCCGTTAGATGCTGAGGAAAGGCCCCAAGAAGGGGCCGGGCCATCGGGTCACCAGACCGTCAGAACCAAGGGCCAATTAGGCCGGGGTCAGATCGCCTGCACGGATGGCGCCAGGCACTTCGGTTGCCAGGGCCAGACGACGTTCAGCGCGGATCGTGATCAAGTTCTTGGTGAAGTTGTCGGAGTCGGACTCGGACATTTCCACCACGACGCCTTCGCGGTTGTAGAGGGTGTAAGCCTGCGAGAACGCGCCAACGGCAACGGTATCGGCAGTGACGCCAACCGACTGGACCACAGGCACACCCCACAGACGCATCACACCGGCAGCATCGACAGCGACACGGACTTGACCGGCAGCAGTGGTCAGCAGGTCGATTTCGATCTGCGCGAAGTCGGCAGGGTTCAGCAGGATCGCTTCGGCAGGGTAGCCAGCGGCCCAGGTGTCGGCGATCATCTTGCGGATCAGAACCAGCTTCTTCAAGGTCGAACCAAGGTTCGCATCAGCGTAGCCGTGGGCCGTGAAGTTGCCGGTGTCGAACATGCCGGAGATGTTGGGCGCGGTGCCGTCGCCGCTCACCAGTTGCGTTTCAACCTTGCGGTTCACGCCATAGGTCATGCGGTTGTTGACGTACGCGGCCAGTGCCGTGTTGTCCATCGCCAGCTGGCGGCTGATCTTGATCCAGTGGGCGACGGTGCTCACTGGCATGTTGACCAGGCTCCAGGTCAGCGACGATTCGGCCTTGGCAGAACCTTCGGCAGCTTCGGCGGCGTTGTTGGTGAACACGTTTTCCTTGGTGAACTCGACCGCATTGGATGTGGTCGTGGTGCTGTTCAGCAGGGATTCAATGGTCAGCATCTGGAACGCGCCAGGGACGATGCCAGGGCGACGATCAGGGGCGACAGTCGTGTTAGAGCCGGTCAGGGTGTTCTTGACTTCGACGCGAGCCTTTTGGGTGCGACCGCCAACAAAGTCAGCAAACGCGCTGGCCTTGATCAGTTGGCCGCCCCACGATTCGTCGGCCTTGGTTTCAGGGGCTTGGGTCAGGCCCTTCTGTTCCAGTTGCAGCAGACGGTCGGCCAGCTCGCGCTGTTGGGTGCCGATAGTGTCCAGCGCAGCCTTGGTGTCGGCAGACACTTTACCCAGGGTTGCCAGTTCGCCGTCAGCCTTTTCAGACATGGAGGCGAGCTTCTTTTCGACTTTGTCGATATTGGCGAGAACGATTTCGATGGTCATGATGTTTCCTTTTGAACGATTGCAGGATGCGCTTAAATGGCGAGGCGTTGCAGGCGGGCTGCAATTTCTGCCATCTTCGCTTGCGACTCATCAGGTGCGTGATCCCCACGGCCAAACAAGTCACGAGCGCGGGCGGTCAAAGCAAGTGCCGCCCCTTTGCTGAGGCCACCTGCATCCCGCAGAAAGCTCTCAAAATCACGGATTGTGTCGATGCCGCCAATCAGCGCAAGCTGATCGGCCTTCACAGAATCAAGATCAACGCGGGCAGAACGATCAGCAGGGAAGGCGACTGGCGAGATTTCCGAAAGTTCGGACCACTTGCGAATGATCCGCCCGTTTTCGGTTTCCTCAAAAT